CGTTCTGCTTCCATTGTGCCATCTACCCATATGGTCTAGCAGCTATAAACTGCTAGACCAAAGAACGACCTTCTGGACTTCTAAGCAAATCTATTCCGCGAGCCTGTGCTTCAGAAAACAACTTATTCATTGCTCCAGTAGTGGCATTATAATAGTTCAGCATATCTTCTTCTATAGGGCTTATAAAGTCTCCATACTCTTTACCGAACTCTTTAATATCCGCTAAACCCTATTTATATTCATCTCTTAGCGCATTTATGTAATTGTTTTGCGCTGCTAAAACCATTTGTGCCGTCGTCGGGTCAAATGTAGATATATGATTATACCCAACCGGCTATTCTAATCCTAATATTGTCATTTTTTACTATATCCATTTGCAATTATAAACGGCAAGAGAGCTTTTATTTTATCATTCTATACAGACTAATTATATATGTTAAGCTCTCTATTTTGTATGTCCCTTGCATCCATATAGTTTAGATATTTTATTACATCTCCAATCATTCCTCCAAACGCATCGTGAATATTTTTAGTATATTGTGCTATACCATTTTCTTTTGCTGCGTTCTGTTGTTGCTGTATTTTGAAGAAGTTCTAAAGGGCATTCATTCTAAGCTACTGATTCTAAGTGCCAAGGCTAAACATCTTATCTGCAAGACGCACATTGCGGTTGTAGTTTTCTTCTTCTGCAGTAGTATATAATTTAGCTGCCTGCGCAAGTGCTTTGTTGAAGTTATCCTGCTGCTATAACACTCTACCTCCCATGCCAAGACCAACGTTTCTTCTAGCTTGTGCATTTGCTTGGCTATATAGATTGCGAGCCTCGTTTATATATGGAGACACATCAAATCTCTAATTTGCTAACAGATTAACGGCTTTTTCTCCGGGTCCGTTATTCACGTAATACATCGGAGTTGTATCATCTGCGTTTTCATATCTCCGTAGCTGTCCAAAGTTGCTTATAATTCCGCCCAAACCAGACAACGCTGATAAACCAAGTGGAACATAATCTTTAGCGTTGATGTATCCAGGAAGCTTACCGTTTTTGTATTTATTTCTATTTTTCATATATATATTTTGTTCTTGCGCCAGTGTTGCTAATCCAGCATAATTTCCTTTTCCGTACAAATATCTAGCCATATCTGAAAACCCACCGTGATTGCTAAATACAACCTTATTATCTCCAGGAGAAACAGACGATAAAACAACGTCTTTATCTACATTTGGACCGCTTACGCTCATACCGTTTAGCGTATCTGGATCAAACATAAACTCTCCTGGTGCCACCTTACTTGTCGGCTTTCCGTAGAAGAATCCGTTTGGGTCTTGTAACAATTGTTTTCCGTAGCGATAGTGTCCAAGTTTATTCATATTTCCGCCAGAAGATTTTCCGTATTTTGCTCCGGCTATTTTATTATTAAATTCACTTTCTACATCTTTTGATCTTGCAATAGATTCTTCCTATAAATTTTGCATATCTACAGATGCTTGCAAAGATGCTTTTTCCCTTGCGACTTCTGCAGTATTGTCGCCGAATCCAAATATAGAACCAAGGAGTCCACCAAGCAATCCTACTCCAGCTCCGATTGCAGTACCAAGCGGGCCTCCAACAGAACCGGCAAGAGCTGTACTACCAACGAGCCCTCCAATAGATGCTCCTAGACCAGTTGTAGCTGCTCCAAATCCCAAACGGTTGGACCTTGCTTGAGCACGAGCAAGTCTCTCTTCACCTGCTCCAACATTACCGAGTGTAGTATATTGATTGCCTTGACTAGTTGTGTGAATTGTCCTAGACAAATTCTATCTCATATCCTATGCGGTTCTATGGTCTCCAGCGCTTGCGATTTGAGCTCCTAAATTATACAATCCGTACGCTGTACCAAGTGCTCCTAACGCAGTACCTGCTACACCAAGAGCGGAGCTTCCTGTACTACCTGCAGCAGCTCCTCCAGTAGATCCTACACCACTACCAAAGCCAAAGAAGTCCATAGGTGCCTTATTAAGTGTTCCTCCAATAGTATTGGCAAAAGGTGCTATGGATGTTAACTACGGTGCAACTGTCGATGTAAGTAATGGTGTAGTTATTAATGACGGTGTAGTTATTAATGGCGATGTAACTGGTGATGTTAACGATGGTATAAATGTTGATGTTGATGACGGTATAAACGTTGATGTTGCCGCGGGAGCTGTACTTGCAGCAGTACTACCGGACGATGAAAGTAAAGATTGTAATGCAGGCTAACTGGTCTAAAAAAGATTATTTACCGCATTCGGTATCGCCATTTTGTTTGTTGCTTCGGCCTCACCGTTTGCGCTTTTTCCCTAATCCACAACAACACTACTAGCGCTACCTATACCCATATTAGGCTGATATCCAAGCTTTCTTGTACCAAGATCGTAGTGGGCAAGTCTTTTATATTTTATTTGCTATTTCATATTAACTGTAAGAATTTCTATATTTTGTTATAATGTGCGAAATAGAAAAATACTTGTCTGGATTAGTGTTTGTTATACTCTCTCGCATCCACTTTCCACGAACACGGTTTCCCCAATCGCCGCTGTATCTTGGAATAACATAAGATATGTTACCTTCTCTGTCTGTATTCATAATTGGGGACTTTTCAAATTTATTTATTATATCTGTTTCAAATGAATAGGTTATATTATTTAAAAAGTCTCCATCCAACAATCCATCTTTTCTTTTTAATGATACCAGTATCTAATTGTCAAATGTTTTTGTACTATATACTGCAGGATTTACAACAAATTGTATATATAACGGTGACAAATACATTAGATTTTCAGAACTATCGACGTTAAATGAACCTAAGTAGTTATATTTTGTCACTAGAATATCATCCCCCTTCTTATTTATTCCGTACATATGGTTATTTATGTATATTAAATCGAGATAATCTCGTGTATAAATAGAAGAAGCAAAGCCGTATTTTAAATTAAATATTAACTGCTCTTCATTATTCAAAAATTTACATATAAGTTCGTCGTTTTGAACATCATAGTCTATGTAAGGTTTTGAATCAATGTCTATGTATTTATTTATGATATTCTATACATTCATACGTTCGCCGTAATTTACTACACTGTTTTGATTATTCATAACAACGGCTCTGTTATTTATGTCTAGCCAGAATATTCCGCCTTCTGAATTTATTGCTGAAAAATCATCTGGCCGCATTCCGTATTTTGTAGATAAATAATCACTTCTTTGTAATACGCCGGCTTGTCCAAGCATAATTGTATTTCCGTTTGTATCGTTTATAAGTGAACGCTCGTTTACACTAAACTTACCAAATGCAGTATTCTACCAAAAGTATAAAGTGTTTTTATCTGTCAGTAGGTCTGTTATTTCGCCGTATCTGCTATCGACATCAATAAAACTAGCGGCTTTGAATATACCGAATGAATCAACAAAATCTCCGTTTGTCTTTGGCTCTGAATAATAAGTCCTTTGTTTAAAATTATTCGTCTCGCTTTCGTCAGTAGTTATCAACGTAAATACATCATTCGAACTGTCGTTATCAGAATATATCATGTTATATTGGTGCGCTGGTCTATCCTAAGATGTTACCCCATCTATAGATCCTGCGTCATATAATAAGTTCGCACTCTTTGAGTTGCGGTAATTCATACCGTAATCAAAATACGTGTTTATTTTAGATTCTAGCGGAACGTAATTTACAACTTGTGTAGATTGTAAAGAATCTAGTGAATTAAAGTCATACGTCTTATACATGGTTACCAATTCGTGAGGAGTTACGTACACGTCTCCGTCAAACACTACCATGTAGTCGTCTTTTACTGGTTTGTTGTTGTCATCTGTATAATTGTGTACAACTTTATATTGGTTGCCGACCCTTTCAAGTTTAAAGAAGTTTCCAAACCCAAAGTATTGTTCAAATTCTTCTGATTCTGTATCATTAAGAACAGGATTGTGTTCTATATTACAAATACATACAGATGGAGTATTCAATCTATTTATTGGAGCATTTTTATCTTCGTCTTTCAATGTCAAAACAAAACAAGAAGATCCAGTTCCTAATAAACCAGCGTGACATTTAATTTGCCCGCTAGAACAGTGTGCCGCCTGTTGCGAAAGCATTTGCTGAGTTCCGTCAGAAAACCAAGACAAAATCTGCCCAGCCATTGTATAGCTTACTGGCATAAACATAAGAACCCATGATTTATTTTCATCATTATTCTACGTTATATAATTTCCACTTCCGTAAGCCTCTGGCCCAACGGACAAATTATATAAACCGGAAGATACCCAGTTGTTATATGTATAATTATCAATAGAAGTCTAAAACTCCTTATACTAAGATGTGGCACCTGTAACAGCTGCACCATCAAACATATAATTATCAAACGCTTCGTGCCATTTTGGTATTTTTACATCTTTTACGTTTGATATTTCATAAATAGAATCACGGTCAAATTTTAATAGATCTATTTGTTGCTGGTAATAATTAAATACCAATGAAGAATCCTACTTCTATCCAGAAAATCTACAGAGCAACAGTTTATTAACAAACATATAGTCCGATGCACTGCTATTTATTTGATTGCTGTTATTATTAAATATATAACCTGGAGTTGGAGAAATTATATTGCTAGCGTATACATCATAACCATTTGGGTTGTCTGTATTAGGAATAAATACATTAGAATCTGTCACAGAACTTAATAAAAAAGCTCTACCGCCATAATTTATGCCTACATTCAGTTGCTCGGTAATATATTGATTTTGGCAAAACAAATCTTCCACAGGAGATACATCCAAAGAATCAGATATATTAGTCTTTTTGTTTGTACAACCGTTTACAAATAGTGGGTGTAACGATATATCACTTTGTGTCAATGAGTTTAAAACATCATTACGTCTAACGTCTATTTCCGATGAAAATATTTGAAATAACTTGTTGTTTTTAAATGTGTTTAAAGAACTTCCTGTGCAAGGACTAGCTTGCGCTTTTTCGATATTTTCAGCATGGTACGTTCTGCTTGATGCCGAAGAAATATTACCTAGATAATAACACGGATTTAATGCATTATTCATACCTGGCCACATTAAAGAATGTCCTGTCCACATAAACCCTGTCGGATAATACGGAGTTTCTACAGATACACCAGAACTCTTCGGTTGGCATGCAGGTCTTGATAATGCTACTTGTAACAAAGTCTTCTGATACATACTTTTTGAAGACCTTCTTACTATTTGACAACCTACAATATTTTCAACCAATTTTCTGCTAACTTTATATTTTGGCTGTGGAAGTTTTATGCACACTCCATATACATTTGCAGTAACAACACTAACATCTCCAGACTGCTAATCAGTTTCTTTTGTTGTAGTCGGCCCAAGATCAACTGTTACTTCCCCAACAGGAATTACATCGCTTCGTCTACCGAAACTATCGTAATATACAATTCCATATTTATATTCTTCTCCTTGCCGCAATGACCGAAGAAGACTGGAAGTAAACATGTCATCATAGTTACATTTTACAGAATCTACATTTATATTACGATCTGCTAAATAATTCTACTTAGACCATTTTTTATAATCCTGATTGCCATAAACACCCTTTTCTATATCAAAATCTCTACTGTTTATGGTTTTTGGTTCTGTTGGAGTATATACGTCAATATCTATTTTTGTAGAATCACTCGACTGACTATATGGATAAGCCTGACTTATAACGTTTGAACCGAATACCGGTTTCTACGCATCTGAACTTGTCTTTTTGTAATTTACAAAATCTTCAAATTCGTGCAAATTTACTTGTGTGTGAACAACATCTATTAGATCATTTTGTTCTGTTTTATCTACACCAAGTATAATAGTATCGTCAAATACATTTGACGCAAACATATATTGCTGATTCTGAGAAATTATTTTGGGTATTATTTTTATACCCTACATTGCTGTAAATTCTTCAATGCTGAGATTTTGTATAGAATCTCCACCAACATCATTAAATATAAATTCAGATTCTTTACGCTATGGTAAATCTCCATCAAAAATCATATTTATCTCTGCGTTTTGATTGTATTTAATATACTGAACTCTATATATCTATATACGTTCAAAATGTTTTGCAGACGGATCTTGAATAGAAAGTGAAAATCCAACGGAAGTTTCCGTATCTTCGGCGTTACCAGTTTCTTTTGATCTGTTGGAATTTATTACTTGTATTTTATTTGTAAGTGGTGCAAGCTTTGTTGTGTTTCCGTACTTATTATAATATCTATATGTATATTGAACCTATGAAGTTTTTAAAGTTCCTTCTACAATTCCATTGATTTTTACTTGGTTTATTGGAAGGATGATATTATCCATCAGATATTTTGAATCTTCGTACACACCATTATTTATATACGGGCTGTCCTAAGAATCAATACGCATTTGTATCACAGGGTGCTTTCCTGTCGCAATATACAGCTTTATAACATTGTTTAATTCCCTGTATATAACGGTAGATACGCTTTGCAATTCGTCTTGCAACTTAAATTTCCACCACTCTTTGAAAGATTTTACAGTATCTTTATCATTATCTACGATTCCTTTATATACTATAAGCCAATATGAATCTGATGCTTCCTGTTCCTATAAATCTTGTATTTTCTGTTCTGTAATTATAACAAATATATCTCCGATGCTATCTGTAGCCAATATTTCGCCACAAAAGTCGTCAAGACGTTCAAGGCTGTCGGCATCTTTTCCAAATGGAATAGGAGATACTACTCCTTCGTGTACAGATTGATCTATTTCTATATCGTCAGAGTTTACAAGCTTATTCTTTGTAATTCTTATATTTTTTGCAAAGGTATATTGGTCTTCTGAAAGCTAATCATAAGCCTAATCAGAATTCATACCTTTTACAAAAGTATTTATTCTGCTTGTTTTATTCAGTTCTTTTTCTATAAGACCATTAATATCCATAATAGTAATCTGTATATACGGATTGCTCCTTGTTTATATCTTTAAAGAATGTTTCACTACTATCCCATTCTGGAATAAGCTTGTGCCAATCGTTCTTTATGTTTTCTATATCATCTGCCGTAGGCATCATTGCTTCTGCGTATGCTTGGTTTCTGTAGAAATTCCATTGCATTCTAGCATCGTTGTACAAATTGATTCCGGTATTTATACCCCTTCCTCCAAGAGTACCTTTTAATAATTTGGGGTACATAAGTTTCATTGTAACATACCAATAAATTGCTTCTTGATATGATGTTAGATCTGGAATCAATGGGTATCCTCTTTCATCAACGGCAATTGCTTTATAGGCAAGTTTTATAAATCCTTTCGGTCTATTTACAACCAACCAACCAGGCTTTATAAAATATTCTGGTTTTCTTTCGTGCGGAAGAAGGTGTTCTGCATATTTCATACCGTTTATGGTATAAAATTGAGACTGTGATGTAAAAAGTTTTCCGTTTACATGATCTTCTTCACAGTCTTTGTGCGGCCTACGATCATTGTGGAGATTCTTAAAGCTTTTATCTTTAAAAACCCCTGTAGATTTTATTACAGGGGTCCACGGACCTTTCGGCGACTAAGAATAGGCTACACCGTCTAATACAACAAGATCTGAAGGTATTGGAACTTGATGATCTTCTATTTTTAATAGCGGATGGCCGTCTTCACCAGACTCTTTTTTGATATACTACATCGGAGCGCCTATTTTGTCTACGGCTTCGAATATCCACTCTTTTATATCCGAAGTTCTCTAATTTACTTCCGATGAGTCCAAATCTGTCATGATCTTTGCAATAACAGATTCACATCTTGTATAATTGTATATCATTTATATCTATATAATCTTGTTTATTAAATATAAGCTGTGCTAATTTTCGTTTATTTTGTCTAACAAAACAAAGTTGATATTTATATCTATCAGGGAACGTTTTCGGTAGTTTAGACCAGTATAATCTAAACTTATAACCTTGTGAATGTTCATTAAGGTGATAGATCTTTTTGTTATATTCTTTACTAGCACGATAATCGACAGATAAAGATTTCTAGGTCAGCGTTTTAGGTTTATATTTTACAACCTAAATAAATCCTAGTCCGTAAGGCATTTTAAAGCCTTCTGAGCGATTTAAAATGTATTCTAGGATAACTATACACATTGTGCTTAAAATGCGTTTATACGTACCGTAATCTATATCTATGGCGATGTTCTTATAAATATCTCTAAATGTAATTGAATTTTTCATTACTCTTCTTGATCTTGCGGTCCGTGTGGTTTAACGCTAGCAATTGTTGCGTTATTGCTATCGTCACTGGGTCGATTGATCATAAACGACAGCTCGTTTTTAAGCAGTCGTTCTTTTATTCCTGGTACCATCCATGCCGGTATTTTTATATCATCTTCCTCCACGTCGTCATCCAGGTTTTCATCATCTTGTTCTTCGTATGCAGCAAGTACATATATATAACGTAATTTATTTTGATCTACAAGACCTTGTATATATACATGCCCGTCATCCATATAATACGCTGTCATGTCGCCAAATGTATATTTTCTAAAATACTAAAAGTGACGACGAATATGGTTCACGTACTAAATATTTTCTCCTTGCTAATCGTGTACCGCTAATATACTTTTCCAACTATTGTTGAATACGTTTTTTAAAACATCCTTTGTTCTTTTTGTAAATGTCGGAGAATCATCCCCAGACTCTACGTCTTCTAATTCTAGCGGTCCGGTTTCTTTAATTTTTAGAAACAAATCGTCAACTAAATCCTCAAGGTCAAATTTCCCAGATTCAGCTTTTTGTTTTAAAAGATCCAATCTTTCTCGCCATAGAGCATGTTTATAGGCTTTTACCCAAGTTGCAATCTATGCTCTCGAAAGATCTTCGCTTTCACTTATATTATTATTTCTAACGAGGAGAAGTATATCGTCTATAATTTCTCTAAGCGAAATGTTGGTCATTTTAATTATCGTTTGATTCGATTATTCTTACATCACTTGTTTTAAGAAGATCATTGGTATTTACTATCTCATACCTGTATTTTGTAACCTTCTTAAAGTCAAATGTAAATAATCTTTTTAAAAAACTCTTTTTATTTTTATATTCTCTTTTTGAAAAGGTATATAAATACTAAGTATTCTATATATCTAATCCTACATTCACAGTATCTCTGCCTATCGTATAATATACTGTAGTAAGCTCATTATATTTTATACTGTCGTTGTATATGGTATCTTTTAAGATCTCTACTAGATCCCCTTTTACCCCCTTACTATCATTAACGTATAAAACCTGCTTTTGCGTTGCCGCAGTATTTATACTTCCTGCTTTTATCTTTAATTCTTTACGCACACTATCCAAATTGTGCAATAATTTATCGTTTTGCTAACCTAACTATTTGATGTCCAGTTTTAAAACATTATTAGCCTACTAGGATTCTGTCAAAGAACCCTAATAGGCTTCAATGTTATTCTAAGCTATTTCCAGGCCCTGTGACAGCTTCTAATTCTGTCTGCTTAAAATTATATTGTGCGACAATAAAAACGCAATACAGAGGCCTACAAACACCTTAAACGCGGTTTTATAGTTTGTCAGCAACCACTTCGCTGCTACTATCATCTTTTAATTCAATTTCTGTTCCTATATAATCTTCACCCTTCTTCTTCAAGAATATACCAAGTGCTTTCCAAGGACCGTGTGGATTCAGTGTATTTAAATTCTCCAAAATAGACCACAATTCAGTTAAAGCTATTATTATTGTAGTACCACCAGTTAAAACAAACACGCCGGAATCCTATCCAAGAATAGCATATTCCAATAACCTAGATAATGAAATGATTGTGAATTCATCAAGTAACTTTGAAATAGTACCTTTCCAATTCTTATCGCTTGTTATTTTCTACTTAAATTTGTAAGCGACTTTAATACCGTATACAAGATCTATTACTGTGAATATAAAGCACGTCAGTATTAAAAGTACGATTGGTGAATAAAGCGCTGTTAAAAAACTACTTACAGCTATTAAAATTTTACCAAGCGGTGTTCCCATCGAGAATCCTTCGAACATTCTCGATATTGAGTTCATAATATTTGACATGATCATTGTTGATAAAGGTCTCCTCCCCACAAAACTTCGTTAGAAATATCAATATCTACAGTTTGATAATCTGTTCTGTGAAGCTATATATTACCATTATCAAAGCTGGCGTTGTATATGTATTTATCTCCAGTAAACGTGTCTTCGCCGCTAGGCACTACGATTGTTACAGAATTATCTGTGGCATCTTCACTATTAGAAACAAGTTCAAATGCATTGTTGTAATCAATACAAACAGTTCTTGTATTTTTTATGAATGACGGATCGTACAACTTTACAACAAGAACTACTTTATATATTCCAACTTTTGACTAAAATTGTGCTGGAAAAAACACCTCGACCGTATCTCTACTATCAGTAGCTTGTACAACGGATTCGTATTTAAACGGTGCCACATCCTTTGCCGACGGATAAATTTTACCCCAGTCTGGAGTGACTCCGAACCCGTTATATGCTGTATAAATACAGGCATGCGGGTGCACATTATAAGAAAAATATCCAGAACTATTTATATTAAACTTTGAAGGGGTGTACCACGGAGATATTGGTTCTGTGGGAAATCTGCCAATAAACTTTGTTTTTGATTTTAAATCTTCAAGCAGTTTATCCTATTCCGAGACATTGATTATATACGCACGAATTGATATAATATTTATAGCTTCATCTCCGACGCCCTTAAGCTAAAGACGAAGTTTTATGTCGTTTCCTATTCTTATCTTCATAGTATTAAAACAAAAAAGCCGAGATGGGCGTAGCCCACCCCAGCTTAGTTAATCAACCTTCAATAGTGTTATCAATCTGAGCAGCAATGCCTGGATTGGTACCATCACCCTCAAGAACGTCAGTGATCATATCAGTATCACCAACCATATAAATCTCAACGGTTTGCTTCGTCTTGCGGAACAAATCATCGGCAGTGCGGTACATATTCTCAAACTCGATAGTAATAACGTTGTAGTGTGCGTCAAGCTTCGTCTCCATAGCCGGCTTGATGATTGGCCATGTGCCCTCACCACGGTTCAGAATGCCTTCATAACCCATAGCCTGAGCTTCACGATCACGAACCAGTTTGGCAGAACCAACATGAGTCTTACCAGGAGCCTTGTCAATAGTAACACCTTTGGGGAAGTTCTTGTTCAGAGACTCCCAACCCTCAGCAGCGGGATCAGTCCAATAGATGTTTGCGTTGAAGCGAACCTTGTTGTACCAGTTAATAGTATCAACAGATTCATCATCGTCATACTTCATTGCGGTAAGAACGACCTTCTCAGAACCAGAAGTTGTAGTAGCAGCTGCAGTTACACGAGCACGCTTCCACTCCTTGTTAATCATGTTAGCAAGTGCAGTAGCAATTGTGGCTTTTGTGTCACCTTTCTCAGTAACATACTCGTAGCTCTCAGTCCACTTGCGGAAACGAGTGGGCAGATCCTTGAACGTCAAACGAACAATGATACGCTTACCACCCTCAGCAAACCTAGAAAGAACGGCAGCATCGAGGCTATGAAGATCGATGGTAACAACGTCTTCTGTATCCTGTGCATATGGAGTTACTGCCCAACCCTTAATATCTGCAACATTAATAAAGTTGGACCACTTGATATTGGGCACATTAGTCATAGCGCCGGTGTGAGGATCGATCTGCTTATCGTTTTTACCGGTAAACATACCAATCTTAAAACGTACAGAAGTATTATCTGCAGCCTTGTTCTGGTCAAAATCCCAGATGATAAACTGACCCTTGTTGCCGCTGCTAAGGCTTGATGCAAGAGCCTAAGAAGTGCTGTCATTGCTGACAAACACAGTGTTTACGTATGTAATCATATTGTTTAATTAATTTTTTCTACTCCCCCTATATTTCAATGTCTAGACCTAACTAGCTGGGGTTTCCACGTTAAAATTATTCTTGGCCTGTTATTTCAGCAGTTATTGTCTAGTATCTAGGATCTTGTTGATTTTCTATATACATCTATGCTGCTATTTTAATAATTTCTGGCCATATGTATTCTGGGAAATCATTATACTCGCAATCAACGTCCGAAGTGATGATCTGCGGTACTTTGAGATACCCAATTGTATATTTATATATTTTATAGTTTTTATCTGTTAACAGATGTATTTCGTTGTTTTTTCTTATGCGCAAAGGTCTTGCATAGTGATGCCTATAATGAAAGTCTGTTAAACTATTCATTACTCGATACATAAAGCTGTCTGCTGTACATTCGAATACACTAACACTTTTTTTATAATCTTCATCATTGTTGCAAATTACGACATCTTCGTTTAAAACAAACATAAGATCGTCTGGCTGATCATAACGATAGTCGTCATAAGACGGCTGGCTATCATCCATATCGATTATTGGCAAATCTACAGATTTGTATAAATTCAATAGATCGCGCGTACGTTTTTCATTTTGCTCATAAGAAGTATAATGCGGAGGATTCGCCCCGTTAAACCGGGTTTTTACGAATTTAACGATACCTTGATTTATCCAATATAACGAATCGTCTGTAACAGGTTTTTTAATTTGATCGTCTATTTTGTTTATTTCGATCTCAAATCCGGTCAGTAAATCTAATACATTCATGATTCGTTATCGTTGTTCTAATTTGCTTTTCTTTGTCGTTCAGCCTGTTTTTCAGCTTCCTCCTATTGTTTCCTTACTGCCTAAGCCTATACTCCAGAACGATATGTCATATACAATTCTACTGCTCCAGATACAAGTTCCTCAAAACAATCCTCCGGAAGTTCACATCTAGTTTCATTATCAAGAGGTGTAAAGTATTGAGGTTTCTTATAGTATACAAGCTTAACATCGTTTATACTAGTATATCTGTCATGAATTATTGTAAGTGTCTTTTCGTTATTCTCTTGCTCAGATATATATGCGTAAGGATAACGTATTATTCGTAAACTGTCGTATGGAGTCTCTATGAACTAAGATGCTTCTGCTTGTGAAGACCATACATTAGGAACAGTCTTCATGAACTTTCTGTCTGTTTTAGAAGCGGTTGCCCAGTTTATAGTAGTAGTAACTCTTGATATAGAACGTATGTAATACAAAAAGTCTGTACCAACGCTGTATCTTACAGCATTTTTACCATCTTCTACAAAAAATTCTTCTTCACCAGGATCTACTATATCTTCGCTGTTAAGTAATACAGATTTTACTAAGGGTTGCAATATATACTCGTATCTTAATGTAGCTCTATTGTTTGCTTCTGCCTTATCTAAAGATCTGTATATTTCTCTTACAAACTAATCTTGAAACTGATTTAAAAACGAATAAATTGTTTCTGTATCTAATTTTCCTACAAACTCTGTTGCGGGAATCATGGTGTTGATTCGTCTCTCAAACTCAACACCGAGCTGTCTAGTCATTGCCTTACTCATGATTCAAGTACTCTAGTATTAAGTTTAGAATTAAGTCTTGGAGATTCTACATTTTCGAGAGCGAATGTTATGGCCAAGCTTATAAGCTCTTCTGCCATTGTATCGTTCAACTCAAATGTATATTTATCTATCGTGGAAGAATTTGCATTTTCTCCTGACAGAGTTTCGTATGTAAAATATGAAGCAGTTTGTACATTTTGATCATCTGCTTTTACATTTTCTATATCTTTAACAAAACTATTAGGTTTACTTATATATGTAAAATATAGTTTTGGTTTTTGTACACCGTCTAACGACGGATCATCCTCTTCTACAAGTTTTGTTGATAAATCTGTAACAACGTACACAGAATTATTCTATATATAGCACACTGGGTGTTTCAACCAAGGCATATTAGAAGACGACTGTGTGTAACTGTTTATGTTTCTGTGAGGTATTAATTCTATAGAGTCGATTCCATAATCAAACTCGTTATAGTTTTGTGTAGTTTCATCTTGCAGATCTCTTTGATTTGCAGCTATTCTCTACAAATACGTCTTTACTTCGCCAGAAACAAAATATAAGAAGCGATCCGGCAGTTCACATTTGTAAGTATTTGGTTTTGTGTCACTATTTAGAAAAATATCTGTAGTGACAATGAGGTTTTGTAAATCGCTAACTGCTTTTGTATCTGCCTCAAGTGTTGACCTGCGATAATTATTTCCAGTAACTTTTTGAGCAATGAGCGCATTATACGCTTTATCTAAAACAGTAGCTACTTCATATTCTGTTAATGAAGGATATGACGACGTAACATTCGCTTTGTCATATTCAATCATGAATTTGGTGTATATCTGTTCGTGTGTCATATTTAGTTATTATTTATTTTCAACTTCATTCAAAATAGAAAGTTTTAGATCTTGATTTTTCTTGTTGTCAAGATAAGCTACAGCATCCTCAAGGCTGTCTGCAAACATATCGCTACCGTAAAAATAATGAGTTTTATCTCTACGAATAACTCCTTTTGCTATAGCCTCCTCAATAAGGAACTCTGTCTCTTTGGTCTTATTGTTTACCCACTTGTCAAAGAATTTCTTCGGTTGTTTGTCAACGAGACCAAACAATGTAGATTCAACAAGCTCGTTAGACATTCTGTCAGCCTTAACTCCAAATAAACGCAGACATTTGCGCATTTGTTCAAGACTAAGCTTATCAAATTCTTTGATTGCTTCACGACGCTGCTTATTTATCTTATTTGTTTCTATAGCTTCAGCTTCACGATTGATCAGCAAATAATCTTTACCAGCAGTAAGTTTATCTAATGATGTAGCAACCCTTTTGTGGTTACTGAGAAATTTAATAATCATTTCCTGACGAGGAATAGAATCATCAAGAATAAGGCCACGAGAACCAATCTTTACGCAGAATGTATCCCAAAAGCTACTAGTCTTTGCAAGATGGCCATCTTCGTAACCCAAAACCTTCTCATAATATTTTTCATCTTCGGGAGTAAGCCCCGTATATATCGACCCGGACCTAGTAAAATAAGGTGCAATATAATCAAAACATGACTTATATTTTACCAATCCTGCCCAGGGATTCTTCTTTTTAATTTTTAATTCAACTACCATAATTATGTATAATTAGTATGTTGTGTATCGGCAGGAGGCCGAAGCCTCCGTCGAATACATTATATCTTTTAATGAGATCAGATGCCGCTATTGCTGATTTCTGTATCCTCAGCATCGCAGTACAGGATACCGCAAGACAGC